CAACCGTCACCGTACTACAGCATCCCCGGATGGGTAGAATAGAATCGAAGAAATGCTGCTTCAGGTGATATAATTTGGCAGACTCGTGTGGAGAAGTCCACCACTGCAACCACTAAGCCGCAACCGAATCAGGAAGGGTCCTGGTCGGGGAGAGCCCCTCTGGGCCTATCCGTGACGATAACCTTCTCGCACATGAAGTCGTACGATGCAGATGTACGGTCGTCGGACGGGAAGTCCTTCGAACGACTCGAAATCAACACGTTCTTGAAGTTGTACGAGTTCTCACTGTCCTTGATGTAGAGGTTATCGATAATCTGTGGAATCGCAGTTCGACGACCAAGACCTTCGCTACCCTGCTCCGTGAAGAGTGCGTCACGGAGTGCCTTGTTCGAACCACTGTGCTCGAACGAGCCCGAATAGGACACGCTCGTCACAGCAATAGTTTGCGAAAGGTCCTGGTTGAAACTAACCTCAGATACGTCTGCTTCCTCGGAGTACGACGCGTTCGTGATAGGGAACTGCTCGTCTCCAAGAAGAATCGATGCATTGTTTCCGATTTCTCTCTTGTTTCCTGTAAGTGCCATATTATATCACCTGTTATGTGGAGTCAATCGTGATGCTCGCATCGATGCGCTTCACGACACCGAACGGACTCACGCCGATGTCGATATCGACCTGTGTCGGGTCAGATGCATTCTCGGTCACCTCGACCGTGAAGCCGGTGTTGTCGTTAGCGTTCCCTTCGATGAGACCATCGTCAGCCAGTTCCTGAAGCTCCGACCGGATGAGGTCTTCTGCAGCCTCACGAGTCGATTCATTGTTGATACGTCCAATAACCGAATCACCGACCTGCTGTGCGATAAGAATCGACCGGTCGACGATGCGGCGAGTGAAGAAGTCTCGCTCGAAATCATCGCTCGTAGACGTAGACGTGCTACGCTTCAGTCGAATCGAACCTGCCTGTCGAATCGGGATAACCTGCGAGTCACCCAAGTCAGACTCCTCGGACTTGGTAATCTTCTGCTGCAGTTCCGTGAACCCACTCAGTGGGTCGTTGAAGACAGGATTCGTGATGTCGTTACCAGCGAACAGTCCACCGACTCCACCAAGAACAGTCTCCGTACTGTTAGCTTGGCGAACCGGCGCTGCCAGGAACTGGGCATCACTATCGACAGCGTCCGTGTAGGTTGCTGTATCGTACAGTGGCCCGTTGTCCGGACCGTTGGCGTTCGGCTCTGCGCCTGCGACTCCCGTAACGAGCTTGTACTCCGAACGGAGTCCAGAAACCGTCCCGGAAAGCATCGACGCCACACTCTCTGCTTCAGAGAGTGCCACGTAGATTCCAGTCTCACCTTCGCCAACCACACGGCTTGCCGAATCCAGTGCACTCTGCCAATCCGGATACTGGTAGTCGAAGTCGTAGTCCGACGACGAGCCAGCACTCCACTCACCGGTAAGCGGGTTCACGAAGACCGTGTTCCCATCAGTCGGTGTGGAAAGCGACTCGGCATATCGGAACTCGACAACAGCTTCCTCAGCATCGACCGTATCCGTGACAGTCAGTGTCGAAAGGTCCTCGACAATCGGGGCGTTCGCTAGAATGCCAGTCTGGGTACCCGAGAAAGACTCGGGGCTTGGACTGACCTTCTCGTACATCACTCCGTACAGGAAGTCGATGTTTGCGCCGTTTGCACGAGCATCTCGCATTGCCTGAGCGAGTTCAGAATCTCCGAACTGTACCTCTGCATCTCTATTGGAGCCAATCTGTGTGGGTTCGTTTACAGAAGCAGCACCAGCCGCAGCATCTCCTCCGCCGAAGATGACGACCTTCTCTTCTGAACCTACATCGACTGCTGCAATACCGCCACCAGTCGTTGTAACACGAACACCAGGGAATTCTCCGAATGTTGCCATTATTGTATCACCTGTATTGTATCACCGAAATTGTTCACCACTCGACGCATACCGATACCTGAATCAATTGACAGTTGGGTCATCGAGATTGACATTGTCGAGATTTTCTCCCGCAGACACATCGAATTCAGTGTACGAACCGACTGTTACATTCAGTCTCCACATACGGAGTGTGGGTGAAGTCGTAAAATCATCGACAGTATCCTCATCATCGATTCGAAACATCCAGATATCTGGATGTAGCTGCACATCAGGGCCTTCATCGACATATCTATACAGAGTGTTCTGAATCTCACCGCCGAGAGTGAACCGAGAGTACTTACTTTCGGCAGCGGTCATCATATCAATCTGTAAACCCATCTCATACTGTGCTCGGAACCGTTTTCCGATAACGTCACCGTCACTGTTTAGAATATTCTCTTCAAGGTCCGTATTGAACTCGTCGATGTCCTCGACGGACTGTATCTCGAACGAAATGATGGGTAACTTGACAGCAGCGTGTTCTGCGCTTGTTGCAGGTTCTTCGTCGACATAGTTCACCTTACTCGGAAGATTACTGTGATTCTGCAGTGCAGAACGAACTTCCTCAATGACTTGTTCAGGTCTCATAGTATTTTATCCAACTCTTCCTGAACGTTTCTTTCAAGTCTTCCTTGAGACTTAAACTCTTTGAAAACTTGGAATACATACCTTCTCCCCTCAGTCGGTGGCAACTGAGCAGAGTTCCTGAATATTCTCCCGTCCTCATTGGCATCAGGATGCTGTGGAGCGTATATAGCTAATGCACTGTCATCATCGGCCTCTATCTCAGTGCCTGAAGTGCCAACCTCAAGAAAGTATGCTCTTTCATCATCGATGCTTATCACTTCATACGCACTCGGACTCTCACCTGAAGAACGGGCAACAAACGAATTGCTTAGTTCGACAGATGGAGCAGGGTCACCATATGAAGCGTCATACTGATTGTCAGTAGATTCAGGAGCTTCTTCGTTCACTCGTTCTGCGAACTGTCTTGCTGTCTTCTCTACACCGTTTTCTATTGCTTTCTGAACCTCCGTTCGAGTCGGGAAAGACTCTTGCGTTCTCTCTATATCGGAGAGAACCACGTCTTGGTCTAAGCTAATTGTGAACAAGTTCAGTAATTGGTGTAGTAGTTATCGGAGGGGTCGTCCTCTTCTGACTCACGTGTCGTATACGTGAACGGGGCACGACTGTCATCACCGTCTCCATCTGGGTCGATGCCGCCTGCATCGAGAATCGCATCGACCAACTCTTCGTACCGTTCACAGAACGCTTCAGTAGAGTAATCTACCTTCGTGGAACCAGTGTCATCGAGGTCTCCGAGAGCAACATCATCAGGGTGCTCAGACCCCTTCGCCAACTCGCATGTTGCCTTCTGCTTGATGGCTGCAGTCAGTCGACTCGACTGCAGTTCTGGCCGAATTTCTTCACCGTTGAACAAGTCCAGTTCCGCAACCGTCTCGGCATACTCTAACGCATCCAACTTCTCCTGGTCAGAGTAATCATCAGGAATCTGCACAGGTATCTCCGTCGTGTCTACGTATTTCGGTGAGTATGCCATATTTTTGATTCAGTGTATTGTCGGCCGTCGAGTGGTGAAAATCTATCGAACGTTTACGCGTCCACCTTGACCGCAGCCTCGGAGAAGATAGCCTTCCAAGACTTCCGAGTGTAAATCTGCATCACGTCAGCCTGACGCTCCGGATTCTCGTACTCGTTTGTGGTAATCGGTGTTCGAGTAAGCTCGTACCCATAGTGGTCCGAGTCGACAACGAATGCACCGACTGGCTGACCAGAGTCCTCAGTCGAACCGATGTCACGAGTGTTATCCACGATGACATCCATGCCGGCAATCCGGCCAATCATCCCGGAACGGACGACCTCATCGCCCATCTCCGTGGCTCGATTGAAGTTGTCATCTGTGAGCAGGTCACCGTATCCACCGAGGTCGACGATGAGCGTGTCAGGAGTGTAGTTGTTCTGACGAACAGCCACCATCCCGTCACGAATGTCACTGAAGGTAAGCGTGTCGTTCCCGTCACCGACAGTATCATCGACGTTATTGTCAAGCTCCTCGAACGCACGGTCGTTGAGATGCTCGGCCATCTCTCGGGCCAGGTCCTCGACCTCTCGTGCCTTCATGTCGAGCATCCCATCATTCATCGCCTCCATCGTGATAGCAACCTCGTCACCGTACTTCTCGAAGTTGACGGTGACTTCACGGACCGTGGACTGATTACGGGGGAACTCTGCTCCCTCCGGAATCGTCTCCGGTCGGCCCATGTTGTCGTCCTCTACCTGGAACGTGTACGCGTTCGACTGGATGCCCGTCGCATCAAGCTCGCGGAACACGTCTCGGTAGACGAGGTCCTCCTGTACAACTTCTTCAACAGTATCACGAACGAAATCCTCCGTGATGATATCGCGTGTAGTAAGTGCCATTTATCTAATACCTCTTTGATTTACCGAAGCAGAACCCCGGCGTACTCCTGACCATCCTCGGTGGCAGCGTCCGACAGTGCACGGAAGCCCTGGTCCTCCGAGTTCGTGTCTGCAGCAAGACCGAGTTCTCCCTTCTCACCATCCGCCGATTCGTCAGGCGAACCGAGAGCGTCACCAGCAACAACGCCTGGGTCGACACGAGCCTTCACAGTACCTCGTGTCTTCACCGTCGCAGGCGTGTTCTGGGCAATCTGTTCGTTCGGGGAATCGCCGAAGTACTCGTACGTGTGAAGCACACCGACGACCGAATCTCCCTCCTCTGCCTGCTTGATGTTCCCATCAGCACCGATGGCCACAGCGTCACCTCGACTCGGTGCTTTCACTCCACCAGCTTGCTGGTCGTGCGGAAGCGGAACGTAATCTCCATCTCGATGCGTCTCGTCACCTGGGTCGACATCTTCAACTGCCATTTTTAGTCACCTCCACTGAGGCCCATTCGCTCTCGAAGCTCGGCCTGAGCCTGCTTTCGCTCCTGCTCAAGCTCTGCCTCGTCAGTCTCCTCAGCATCGTCAGAGGCGGCCTCAAGCTCCTCCTCGGACGCATCAGCGGACTTCGGCTCAGGCTCGTCCGTCGACGCAAGTTCGTCGGTCGAGTGGCCCATGTCCTCGAACTTCTCTCGAAGTGTGCCGATGTCGTACGTCTCCGCAAGTTCTGCAGCCTCGAACGGAGTGTCCTCGGCAACCTTCTCGGCGTAGACAGTCTTCACTTCCTCTGCCTCGTCCGAGAGCTGCTCGTACTCCGACTCCTCGACGATTCGAGGCTCATCCATCTCGGCAAGCTCCTCGACAGTCTCACGAGAGACCTCGTCGAGAACCTCTGTTCGTTCTCGCAGCGATGCAATATCCTCCTCCATACTATCGTACTTTGCAGCCTTCTCCTGAAGCTCCTCGAACGTCGACTGCTCTACAGCAGCCGGCTCGTCGAGCTTCGAGAGTTCGGCTTCAAGTTCATCATCCATTGTTGAATCACCAATAATTACGCTATCTGGTACCTGTGTCGCCGCAGACACGCTCGCCCCATTATCCTCTTGGCGGAGGTCATCACCTGTCATAACCGCAACAGCGGAAGCGGACATCTCGTCCGCTTCCTCATCTTCATCCATCATACCATTCGAGTCGCCGTATGCCTGACTCGATGTATCACTCAGCCACTCGCCGAACTCTTCGACAGTACTTCGGCGAGTCATGCCATCCATCGACATGAACTGCTCGACCACAGTCGTCACGTCGCTTCGATTAGCATAGCCCTCAAACTTGACGACTGAATCGTCTTCAGTGTTGCCATCGACATCGAGGAAATCCTCAAGCATCCGGCGAGCATTCTCGTGCCTGTTGTCGTAATCCATCATCTCTTCCTCATCGCCCCAATCTTCATCGAACACATCGGGGTCGTTCGCCGTACTGTTCACCCACTCCATGATATCGGACTCCATCTCTTCAGATAGTCCATCCACCGCCGATGCGCCTCTACCTCCCTTCACCGCCAGGAGAGCATTGCGCGACAGGTCACCGTTCGGCTCGACGACAGGAAGCTTCAGGTCAGCGTACGTCTCTCCAGGGAAGCCACCTCGCGCAACCATGAAGTGGTTCGCCACAGTCTCCTTCTCCTCATCCGACAAGTCAGCGAAGTTATCATCGAAACCGTACTCCTCACGGAACTCCGAATAATCAGGAGAACTCCACTCCATCTCCGTCGTCCCGGTCCAGTTCGGCTCATGCATCTCGTACTCAGCCAACTCATCCGAGCAATGTCTGCAACTGTGCTCAGGGAACCGATGTGGCTGATTGCACTTGTCCGTTCCGTGGATGGGTTCCTCTGCCCCTTCTGGCCTCTCGAACGTAGACAGTGTCACTTCATCGACACTATCCATCTCGTCGGGAACATCAGGCATCGAATCGAACGGGTTGTGTGCCCAGTTCATGAGACTGATTGCCCACTCACTCGGGCAACCGTGCGGCCCATCCATCGGGTCATCCGGTTCGTTTGCCTCATCAGACATACGGGCAACGAACGAGATAGTTCGTTTCGCGTCGACGATATCTTCCTCGGTCCAGTCGGACTTGTCCGTCTCAAGCAGCCGAAGGTTCCGCTTCATGACTGCTTCTGGGTCCATCGATGCCTCACGAGAGCACGGATGTGTCGACCAATCACGTAGCTCGGAGGCAGTCATGTTGACCGAATCCTCCCAGTCCGCGTACACGCGGTCGAGTTCATCCATGTCAGCAAGTTCATCAGCCGACTGCATCATGCTCTCATCCATGTGCATGATGTCGGACGGATACGCGCTAATCGTATGATAGGTCGTCTCGAACCCATCATCGGTTCGGTCCATGACCTCGACCATGATGACAGGCTCGTCCTCAGGATTGTGAACAATCTCTCCGAAGAGGTCAGGTTCCACCTGCCACTGAACCATGTCACCCTCGTCGAACTCCGGTGGACCCATCAGTTGCGACGACTCTTCGGTGTCGCCAGCCTTCGGATGGCCATCCGGGAGAAGGTCATTATCCTGTGTATACTGGTCGTTCTCCGGATTTCCGTTCCGAACTAGGTAGAGAAATGCGTTAACTCGGGCATAGCTCCATTGTTGGGGTGACATACCTTCTCGATGGCTATCCTGATATGCGCCCATACCCCTATTGAAAACATTTTTGAGCATTCGGTATGTAACACGCTTGCCATCTTCATCACCGTACTCTTCATTGTGCTTCTCTACCTTATCCTTCAGAGCCTGCTCGACTTCGTTACTGATAAGCTCCTCGGACTCGTTCTCTTCCTCAGATGGCTTGACGGCACGTCGAGGGTCCGTTCCATCGATGGCATCAGCGAACTCTTTCTGCTCTCGTGGGAAGTTGCCCCACGGCTCGACTTGCTCCATCGTCTTCGTAATCTCTTCACCGTCGGTCTGCCACTCACCATTGGAATTTTGTGTCCAGACCTCGATAGTGACGATAGACTCATCACCGTCGTCAGAATCTTCGACATCGATGACGAAACCGTGTTCCTCCGTCGTCTCAGACGGATACCACTGCACCCAGTCGTGCCTCTCGACATCGTACATCTCGTGGTTCGAACGACCGAGTTCAGTTGCAGTTTCTTCAAGGACCTTAAATGAGTGAGCCTGAATTCCAATATCTGCCGCATCAGCCATTCTACGAACGAGGATTTCTGCAATATCCAAGTTCGCGTGGGCAAGTGCGTCTTGTCCAGTATCAAGGTAGAGCCTGTTCTCAGCGTAGTACGGATTGGAATCAACTCCTGTAACGAACTTGTACAGTCGAGCAATCTCATCCAGTTGCTCGTCTGAGAGCCGGTCCGTCATCATAAAGCACGGCTGCACTGAGTAACCGCCAGCATCTCCACCGATGAAGAGTGTTGACTTTTGTTGAATGTCGATTGTATTATCAAACGACGACTCAATAACATCGAGGTGTTCGTGCATAAACTTAACAACCCCAACACCAGTATCTGCAACTGGCTGCACGAATACACCCTCATCAGTCATTTCGACAGTAATTTCTTTGCCAAGCTCCTCTTCAGCAATCGAAAGTGCCTCATCTACGTCACTCTCAGTGAACTCTCCCACAAGTGGTGTGTGGAACGTTGCTCGACGTTCTCCGTCTGTTGGTCGGTCAACGAGTGGCTCGCTTGCAAGTAACGCTGTTCCCGTTACTCCATCAACATCCACATCAGATTGTACAAGTTCGACCGGACTGTCAGATACGTCTGAAGGCTCCTCAGCCGAGCGCAGAGAGTCTTCGTAGTGCCCGATGGGCTTTCCCTCGATAGGATGCCACGTGCCGTCACGCTGCTTGTACATCCGTAGAGCGTAGAGGTACTCTCCCTCTTCAGGAGAGAGTCCACGAGAACCACGGAAGTCCGGTAAGTCGTCACCCTCGGTGTACGAACCAGTTACCGTACCAATCTCCGTCGAGTTGCGTGTGTTCCACCGGACCCAGTCACCCTGACTGTAGTTCGGTTCTTCGGCCATCTCGGACTCATCCATCCGGCCAGCGTACTCCCAATCACCATCAGCAAGCTTTCGGATGACGTTATCCTCTGGCTCCTTCCACATCGCGTCTCCGCCGACGACCTGTACAGTGGACATCTTGCCGGAGACGTTCTTCACGTAGACCTCACTGTTGTTGATGGTCGAGAAGAACTTCATGCCCTCTTCGACGAGCGCAGCGTTCTCCTCGACGGACATCTCATCCATAACCTTTTCGAAGGCAGCGTGGTCCTGTCCAGGCATGTACCACGTTTCATCTTCGAAGTCGTGCGGATGGATTCCGTCAAGCCCCATCATCTTTGCAACCTGACGTGCCTTCTCTTCCGATGGATAAAGCAACTGCGCGTCTCCAGGCATCGGAATCTCTGCATCCATCAACTCTTCGATATGCTTAATACAACGCATGTTCTCTTCGGAATCTTTGTCTTGTGGCGAACCGATGTCTTCCTCTTCATTGACATCCCACTCGGTAACGTCACTCATGGGAACTGTTGCCTGTTCGCCGACAGCTCGCCACATGCCGTCGGACTCCTCCATCAGTTCGACGAGTAGTTCATCTCCGTCGACCTCGAACACGATTCCATGACCGTCGTCCCACTTCACGTAGTCAGCCGGCTCGTACGACGATTCGAGTTCCTGAGTGAACTGGGCGAGTGCTGCTGCACTCAGTTCATCGTGTTCACCCACACGTACCGAGTTCGACGGAGAAGCTCCATCTGCGACGATGGATAGGTTGTCGAACACGATGTCTTCGACAATCTTCGCACCATCGTCGGTTTCGTCGAGTTCGTCGACCGACTTGTGTAGTCCACGAACCGAAACGTCGAGCCGACCGTTCTGAATCTTTTGAGCCAGTTCCTCGTCATCGAGTTCGGCTTCGTAGATGATGCCGACATCATCCTTGAAACCAGCCTTCATCACTTCACCGATGACACCACGTGAATTGTTCTCGTGGTCTTCGACGAGTTCCGTTCCCTCAAGTGAATCTGCTGCTTTCCGTAGTTCGTCTGCTGGCCAGACCTTCTTGACTCCACTCTGGCCTCGTGTAACATCGCCTGGTCCGAGTGCAACACCATGAATGATGAACGGAGGGCCATCTAACTCCCCCGTGTCATCAGCCAACTGGTCACCGTCGAGATACACGACATCGTTCGTCGTCGTGAACTCGACCGAACTTGCTGTCACACTCATGTAGTCTCCTCTCGTGTAAGTATTGTGTCTTTCGTCATACTTAAGTACGGGTTGGTAATACAGTGTCTGTCTAGGTCGTTGGATTTCATATGTTAAACCAATCTTTGTCTATGTCTATGAAGCCGCAACTTCTAACCGACGCTCACGGTGGTTTCGTGAAATAACGTCCAGCTTCGGATGACACCCTTGGCAAGATGTGATGAGGTTCGTCAGATAGTTCGCGTCTTCCGGCTCATCGAATGTCGCAATCGGAATCTTGTG